TTGGCTTCCGTTGTCGGCTCATATATATCCTTCACCTTGTTTGCATATAAACATTTATATCCACTGAGTTTTACTCAATCCGTTCAAAGCGTTGTACAAAGGCTGTACGTCCCACTTCATCACATTGTAATAAGGTAGAACTTTATCTACTACAAACTTACTTGCCAAAGTTCTAAAACCTACTCTAGTTATACCCTCTATGTCTTTAGGGTCATCAAAGGCTACGTATTTACCCTCATCATTAATAGTCACTAAGAAGTATGAACCTGCACCGTAACCTTTACCAAGATGTTCGTTAGCCCACATCGCACCAGCAGAAGGGCCGGACAACACCTTATACTCCTTAAGTGATTTTTCTAGTTTTCCCTTCATACACAGTTCCCTAACGTCGCAACCACCAGAAACAATATCATCGATGAGGGAAGTTAAATTTTTAGTGATTGCCACTTCGGGCCTACCAGACAACATAGCACCTAGAGTTTCTTTCATGGCTTCTTTCATTACTGGAGGCATACGGGATTGTTTCAACTCAATTCCTTTGACGTACAGACTAGGCTCATGATACTCTCCATCAGTCCATACAGTGATACCAGCATATCTATTTTTAGCCATGATAACCATACTATTACACCACTTTTCAAATTCAGTAACAATAGGGAACATCTTTTCGTTGATTCTTGATAGTGCCTCTAGTCCAGTATCAGGGTCGGCTATCTCACAAAATACGCTATCGGTATGACCATAGCGAACCGTAAGCCCTTCTTCATTAGCCAACTCTTTCAATCTACCTAAAGTCTGTCTTGATGTGTATGTGATTGCTTGCGCTACATCGGGGTGATACAGACCGTATTTAGAATCACCGGCTGCACCGTACATGGACGCAACAAGAGTTTTACAGGCGAACTGCATAGTGTCCCATTTATCATGATTGTCGGGGTCATCTTTCATCATTTTCTTGTAGTGGTTTCTTAGGTCGGTCAACTTATCCATTTGTCGGACAAGTAAGCCTTTGTTTCCTTGCCTAAAACAAGTACCGTTACCACAATCCTTGCCTTCGGGGTCTAACGTGTCCCAAGATATATTATGTAACTCGGCGTTACTATGATACATAGCCCTAATATCCAAAATACCCATATTATGATAAATACCACTCTCAACGTCCATAACTTCTGCTCCAGTGTAGGGTCTGTAATCGAACTGTGGTTTAGTGGGTATTCTCATATCAAATTCTTTGTCTACCAAAGAGAGTGATGTAAATAATTTAGTAACAAACGGTGTAGAGCGTAAATCACACTGAACGATGTGTTGTATAGCACAATAATACTCGATAGCGTTTATCAAAGAGTTTAGGCGGGGCAACAATCTTACGTCCTGTACTGCATATTTTAGATATAGAGGAAAGTCACTATAATATGTATCGTGTCCATCTTCTAACGCTACCTTAGAGTCTTTCAAGCATTCAGTAGCAACATCATCAAGACGATACCCCGAAAGTTTGCCGTTTTTCATCTCCCACAACTTTGAGAATGCAATCATAAGGTCTATACAATTCCTCCCTACTATCGGTTGCTCCCAATCACCAAACTTCCAACGAAAACGACGCATAGGAGACATATTACCCGGATTGATACCGAGCGACCTACATCGTTCTGCTATGGTTTTGATGTCTGCCCCGACCACGAACCAACCAGTAATGATGTCGGGGTCACAACGCTTCATATGATTAATAAAATGTTCTAACATAGTCTTTTCATCAGAAAAACACATAGCATGAGTTTCGTAGTGGTGGTCGCCTATCTTACTGTATTTACCGGCGTCATAATCTGGATGCAGGAACCAAACATACTCTCTTTCTGTGTAGGAGTCAAAAACTACTATAATTCTCATCTCGTTGGTGTCCGGCGACCATTCACAATCCATGAACCAAATACGGTGATTGTAGTTAGGAATAGGCGGCAAACCTTCATTTATTCTATCAGTTAGAACTCTATTTACGAAAGGTATGTTGCCCTCCCAAGTCGGCCCTACGTCTTTGATTGCACGTAGTTGGTCTGGATGAGACACTGTTACTTTAGTTAGGTTTTCTTTGTACACACCTTTGTAGCCATCCTCTTTACTAACTGCCTCAACCCATTTCGCAGATTCATCAGTCACAAAGACGTAAGGCCAGTGGTCATTGTCTTTGATAACTTTACGAACATCGTTTTCATCTCTATAACGGATGATTACTTCTCGACCTTTACCTTGTTCGACTATCATCGCAACCACCATTTATCTTTTGCTTCGGTAGGGATATAACTGTTCTTGAAGCACTTATAACAAAGACGATGGATAGGGTGCAAGACCGCCCACCGCTTACATTTTTCACATACACCAGACATAGCAATCACAAAAAATTTTTCCAAAAAATTCGTAGAAACAAGTATATAAAGCGGAAACGGCGGGAGCGGAGGATAGACCCCCTGCCCATCCCGCGATGTTCTGCGGGAGAGAATGACCCTCATATACCGTTATTACCGGGCAAACCGCGAAATAAACTTACTTTCTTCTACCTCTTGCTCTTGTCTCGATACCAAACTTGTTTAACCACTTTAAGATAGCCATAGGCGTTACACCGTAGTCGTCGGCTATATCTGCCATACTTCTGCCCAACACCTCATACTGATTTCTTAACCACTCTTCATTACGGTAGTCTTTGCTCTTTTTAACCAATCTACCGCTAAATCCCCATTCACCTAGAGGCTGTTCTACCAACCCATCTTCGGGATGAATCGTAATGCTAGTTGTGTTTCCGTCGTCGTCTGTTAATATTATTTCTGCTTTCATGTCAATCACTCCAGTAACCCCACTTGGAAAACTATGTCTCCATTAGGGAATACGAATAGAATACGGGTTCCTTGCCCGTATTCACTAAAATCTAGGAAATGTAATGTGACATCTCCCCCATAGTGTTTGAGTACCGAATCGATACCACCTTCAATAGTAACTTCTCCAGCATCTAACATTTGGTCTGGTAAAGAAAAGATAGTTTCAGTAGCACCTTTCAGTTCGGAGCCTACTTTGACGGACACATAATCAGCCTCATAGGAAAAGGTAAAGCGATTAGTCTTCTGTCCATTGATAGCATCGCACCGTAGAGCCTCAAATAATTCAGATGAATCAAGAGTAATAGATAATTTAGGCAACAACCACTCTTCTGTGCTTCTTATTAGATATGCCCCATCTTCTCTTAATTGGTCGAATCTACTTTCACTTTTGGTAGCCCAAACAGATATTGCGTCGGGGCAGTTAGCGAAGGCCGGAGCGTTGAGACTACTTGTTAAGGTAGTCTTCTTATTCCTAGACCGTATCTGCAACTTATCTTGAAACCATGACAAAGATACTTCTGTGCCATGATAAGGTAGAATTCCTAGTACCGCGTCTATTGATGCGATTGGTATATTGACCACCGGACTTTCATTAGGTGTAGAGAAACGTGAAAGAGAAGTAACGCCATCGCGCACTATGTTGATTGTCTCAACACAATCACCAGTGAAACGAAGTAGAGTAGATTCTACTTGGTCTTGCTTCTTGCCAGCAACCGTTTGCGGTCGCTTAGTTAGCGTAAGAAGCCTAGTTAGCGCATCGTTCCTAACATTCATGTAATCACTCCCAATCCAAGAAAGGTAGTCCAGTCCAATTAACTTTGCCGTCTTTGACAGATAGAATAGTATGTGTCTCGCCTAGATGTTCCATGTTGTGACCTTTCATTTCTTCAATGATTGCCTTTACTGCCCATTCACCTTCGGCTAATGATTTGTCTCCCTTAACACCAGCCGCAGGGTCAGCCTTTTTCATGTATCTAGTTAGGAATATTTGTTGTGAGAAACAACGCATAGTTCCCTTCTCCCATTCAGGGCGTTCACCGACACTCATTAGGACTTTGCCACCAGAGCCGTTGTCCACATACTCTTGAATAGGTTTCAAGTGGAATGTGAAGAACACCTTTGGTACATCTAACCCATGAATACGTTGAATAGTATCTCGGAACAGTTTGTTACGAATGCGCCATTCTGCTTGGTTGAATCTATCTCCATCTTCGGGATTGACCGGATTCTTAGAGCGATTCTGCAATACATAAGTCATAGCCTGTTCGCACCACTTGAGGAAAGTAGAGCCACCATCAAATATGATACCAGCATATTCTTCTCCAGCCTTGACACGTTCTGCTACAATATTAGTGAACCATGATACCTTATCAATAAGAGCCGTGTAGTTCACAGAGTTATCGTCATTGAAGATAGAGTTATCCATCTCATCAAAGAGAGGAAGCACTATGATATTATCCTTTCCGGGGTACAGATAATCAACCGTCTGCTTGGCTGAATTGTCCACATCAAAGATAGCGACTTTCTTTCCAGCCTCAATCTCCGCCCTAAGTAGGTCAAGAGCGAGTCCAGTCTTAGCAGTATTCTCACGGCCAACAAGAGCCATACGAACAGGTCTATACTTTGCTTGGTTGTTGTCAAACAAGTTATTGTAGTAGTCTGCATCGTAAGCCGTCTTCATGGCCGGATTAGGAGTAGCGGTAGGAGCCGCAGTTGCGGATTGGCCCCAACTCATGCGTCCCACCCATCATCCACAGAATCAACTGGTACGTCTGCCATAGGAGCAATCGCATCAAAGGCCCACCAACCATTTACAGATAGTCGGTACT